GAGCCACACTCTGCGCTATGATTTCCGAGCGCTGGCGAGACTGGAAAAGGAATTCGGCACCCCTATCGTTGACATCGGCGAGCGGCTCAAGGGCAAACTGAACCTTGCCGATTTGACGATTCTTCTGTGGACCGGACTGCTTCACGAGGACAAGTCCATGACGCAGGAGAAGGCCGAGGACCTCGTTGGCGGAGAGGACATCCTCTACCTCGCCTCAAAGGTGACGGAAGCGTTGACGGCGGCATTTCCGACCGTCAAGGAGCCGCTAAAAAACTGACCGAGGGCGGGGAGCCTGCCGAGACGCCAGACTTGTTGACGCAGGCTTTCGCTCTCGCCCTCGGCCCGTTGGCGCTCTCGCCGTTTGAGTTCTGGGTGATGACGCCGATGGAACTTGACGCGATGGCAGACGGATACCGCCTGCGCGAACGGCAAGCGTGGGAGCGGACTGCTTGTCTCCTGTCGGCTCTGACGGGACAGAAAATTGACCTCGACAAGATGCTACAACCGTTGAAATCGACAAAGCATCGGCCCGCAGTCGCGGAGCCGACGACTCAAGCAGAGGCCGATAAGTTCATCGACGAGATGAACGCGATAAACGACATGAGCGCGAAACAGAAGCGGGAGCGGTGGCCGGAACTGTTCGGGGAGGCGGCGGGGCCGCAAGCCGTGGAGGACCTGCTGAAGAAGAAACCCGGTGAGATGATGGAGAACTAAGATGGCCGACGCTGGTACGCTCTACGTTCAAATCGGCGCGAAGATGGACGACCTGACGTCCGCGCTGACGCAGGTCGCTTCGCTCCTCCAGCAGTTATCAGGAAAGGCCTCGGACGCTGGTCAGCAGATGGCCGATGGGCTGAACAAAGGGGTTGCTCCGGCTGGCGACTTACAGAAAGGCCTACAAGGCATCGTCGGGCAATTCGCTGTCGGCGCTCTCGCTGCTCAGGCGTTCAATTCTGTGATGGGTGCATTCAAAGATGCCATCGCTGACTCTATCAAGAACGCCATAGAACTGGAGAGCGCTGACGCAAAACTCGCCGCCACGCTTGAGGTGACGGGCCGGAGCATCGGGGATAACCTCGAATATTACAAGCAGTTCGCTGACGCCCAGCAGAAATCTACCACATACTCCAGGGCCGAGGTCGAAGCCTCTGCCGCACTTGCCTTGCAGATGACCACCCTCAGCAAGCAGGGCATCGCCCAGGTCGTCGAAGGCGCGATGGGATTGGCCTATGTGTTCGGCGGGGACTTACAGACAAGGACTCGGCAGGTCGCCGATGGGATGGAAGGCGTATATGGCCGCCTGACAATGCTCATCCCGCAGTTGAAATTCGCCACGACCGAGGCTGAGAAACACGCCATCTTCATTGACGTGCTGAATAAATCCTATCGTGCCGCCCAGGAAGCCATCTATACAACGGCGGGACAAATCCAACAGGCGAAAAATGCCTGGAAAGAATTTTCCGCCAACGCCGGAGCAGCAGCGCTCGCCGTCACTCACTTCCGAGATATCCTCAAAAGCCTGACAGACATTATGGAGTGGACGCGCAATATCTCCGGGTCTAACGCGGCGCAGGAAAAACTTAACCAGAGTATCGCCGAGGGAATGGCAAAGGCTCAAAACTTCTCTGGCACGCTCAAGATCCTGACGCCCACGATGAAAGAGATGGGCGATGTCATAGCGAAAGGCGATAAGAGCTGGGAAGATTACAAAAACCATCTGAGCGACATGGATGCCTGGCTCATAAAGATGAAGCCCCATGTCGAAGCGCTTTCGGCGGCCACAGAAAGATTCTTCGGGGAATCTCCGAAGCCGGTGTTCGACCAGGCCGAGGCGTTTAAGGAACTCGGAATTTCAACGGGCGAAAAATTGCAGACCGAGTTGCAGCAGGCGAAGGATTTGCTGGCGGCCTATCTTCTGAATGCGAACCCGTTGCCAAAAACCATCGAAGCCATTCGGGACAAAATCACCGCACTAACGGAAGCCTTGAAACTTCATGCGCAGGCCTTTGAGATTCTGGAGACGGATATCCCGCAGTACGGCAAACTCATATCCCAGGGTCTGTGGCAGGAGACACAGGGACTCAACGTCGTCACCACGGAACTCGGAAAACTTGGCCCTCTTCAATCGAAGTTCCTGTGGGACACCATTAATCTTCAAAACCAGACGACGCGAGTCTGGAAGACTATCGGCGACACGGTATCACGGGCTGCCCGCTCGATGGGGAGCGAATGGGCGAACCTGAGCGAGGAACTCATCACCGGAGAAATCAAGGTCCAGCAATTCTTCGAGGGAATCTGGAAGTCCATCCTAAAGTTCTTCATCCAGATCGTTGACCAGATGATAGCGAAGTGGCTCATCTTCGAGGCGCTGACCGCGATGGCAAACTTCTTTTCCGGCGGCGTCAGCGACTTCTTCAGCGGGCTCGCCGGGAAAATCGGCAATCCGTTCGGCGGGACAGGGGGCGGGTTCGCCAATGTCGAAACAATCATGGGCCAGCAGGGCTGGCAGGGCATCGTGAGCCAGCCGACGCTGTTCCTCGCCGGCGAGGCGGGACCGGAGGGCGTCTCCATCACGCCGGGCGGGTTCGGTGGCGGCGGAGGCGGCGGCAACATGACCATCAACCTCAACGTCACGGCGATGGACGGAGCCAGCGTCCTGCGTGTCTTTAGAACGCAACTCATGCCGCTCATCCAGGACGGGCTTAATCGACGGTTGTTCACCGTCCCGCGCAACGCGCTAGGAGGCATCTGATGTCCAGTAGAATCCTCTACAACAACCTCTGGGACGGCGGGACGCTGACCGACAGTTCCGAAGCCTCCGGCTATTCCGGCACGAATACACAACAGCGGTGGCCGACGCGGGTATGGCGCTCGACCGGAATCACGAGCGAGTGGATTAAAGTCAATCTCGGCTCGGCGAAAGCCATCCAAGCGCTCGTCCTCCACGACCACAACCTCACGGCCGGCGCGACTGTCGCGCTTCAGGGCAATGCCACAGACTCATGGGGTGCCCCGTCCTACAATCAGGCGCTCACGTGGGCCGTGGCGGGCGACGGGCCGTACACGACGTTCTGCTATTTCCCCGCCTCGACGCAGACCTACCAATGGTGGCGGCTGACGATCGCTGATACCGGAAACACGGCGGGCTATCTCTCCGTCGGGCGAATCTTCCTCGGCCCGTACACCGGACTGACCCGCACCTACAAGTCACGGAAATCGTCCTACGAGGACCCGTCGGTCGTCGAGACTTCCATCGGGGGCCAGAAAACATCGTTCCAGTTGACGCGCTATCGAACGTGGCAGTATGACCTGCCGAACATCGCGTCGGACAAATCGACGCTTCTTGGCATTCTGAAGGTGGTCGGCACCAGCGTCCCGTGGTTCTTCTGCGAGGATTCCACCTATCCGTCCGTGATGACGTTCTACGTCCAGTATGCCGGGGCAATGAGTTTCTCCTACAATGCCGACGACTATCAGGTCGAAGCGGCGTCAATGAAATTGGAGGAGATGAGATGACGGTCCCGCTGGAGATAGCGAAGCCGGACTCGAAACTGGCGTTCATCTTCGAGATTGAGGTCGGTCAGCGTATTGATACTGCCTCGTGGTCGTCCGAAGGCTCCAGCACTTACTCGACGCTCGCGTGTCTGACGGCTCCGGCCGAGGTGCATGAGGCCAGCAACACGACGTTCGTGACGACTGATGACCAGTCGGTCGGGAGCGTGGCAACCTGCAAGATTACGGCCGGTAGTTATTACTACGACCCCGCCGCCGCGAAACTCTACCTCCACGCCATCGCCGGCAACAATCCGAGCGATACGACGATCGCGGTGATGGCGTTCTACTGGCGGCGGTTCTGTGACCAGCAGTACCCGCCGCCCTATACCATTGTCGATATCGGAGGCTTTGAAATCGAGCCCCGACTTCTCAAAGACTCCATTCCGGACATCACGCTGGAATTGACGATGTTCTATGAAGGCACCCAGCGCCAGACATGGGACACCATCACCATCGCCAACGGTGACGGCGCGTATGACCTGGACATTGTGAACTTCATCTGGGAGTCGCGCCTCTGCTACCTGAAAGTCGTCGTTCCGGGCGAGGCGTATTCCGCCGCCGTGAACTGTGTGCGGGCCAGAACGGGCAAGGTGACCTGGGCCGATGACGTTCTCAGTATAGACATCGAGGACCAGATGCTCAATACTGATTAATGACGATTATGATAAACACGATTATACCGCTCCGCAATTACGACATTGTGACATATCCGAATATCGACCCGACTGCCGTCGGCAACGCCATCCCCATCGGATACGGCACGTTGACGAACATCACCCCGACACAAATCGACACGACGGCGCACACATTCAAAATCGTGGACCAGAGCATCCATGCCATCGACGCCATTCGCTCGGCGACGAAGAATCCGCTCATCCTCGGCCTCGATTACACGCAGGACTTGACGACCGGGCAGTTCACGCTCATTTTCAACCAGAAGTTCTCGGTCGGCATCGGCCACACATATTACTTCTCCGTCGAGGGCGACTTCGCCATCAGCGGCTCCAACTATGTTGTCGTCGGCGAGAGTTCAAGCGTGGCGAACGGGCAGGGCTATACAATCAACGGTTCTCGGGGCTGGAGTTCAACCTCCGGTCAATCCGTATCGTTCCAACTCTACGGAAAGGTGTCGGTGGACGCTGCCGAGACATTATATATCGACAACTCAGATACCAGCGGGACGGCTAAAAATTTGAGGAACTCCGCGACCGACACGGCCATCGGGCAGGCGTTCACGGTCGGCACGCAGTTCTTCCCGACGAAACTCATTCTCTATGGCGGCTCGGTCGTCGGCACGCCGAGCGGGAATGTCTGGGTCAAGTTCTATTCGTCGAAATCTCCGGAGACGCAGTTCGGGCCGCTGACGGCCACCATCCCGGCAAACGAGGCGACCGACGGCGCGCAGTTGGCCACGCCGCTCTGCAACGAGGACACGAACCTGACGTGCGACATCCAGGGCCCCGTCAACGGCTCCAGCGTCGTTATCACCACCGCCGACGATGTCATCTATGATATCGTCGTCGGCATCATGGGCTACCCCGCCGCGACGCTCGACGCGACGGCGCTCGCCGCGATGCATACCCGATGCACACAGACGCTGGGGATCTTCGTTGACCGGCAATTGACATTCGGCGACTTCAATAGCCAACTCGAACAGACGGTCCTCTACAAGTGGACGCCCTACCATGACGGCACCTACGGGACGGTCGTATTCCTGAGCGGCACGCCCGCCAACACGCCGGTGCTGGCCGACGAGGACTTCATCATGTTCAATGTCATCCACGAAGTGCAGGCCATCCAGAAGCACATCAACATCAAATACGCCGAGAGCCTGGACGGGCAGACGTTCAAGGCGAAGGATATGGTGTCGAATATCTCCAACTTCTTTTACTCGAACGCCGAGTCGTTGGAGATGGAGACGTACCTCGTCGCCGATGCCGATGCGGCGGCGCTCTGCGCGAACTTCCTGACGCTCTACCAACAGCCGCAAATCCTCGTTGATTTCGAGGTCCACGGTTACGGGCTGAACCTCGTGCCGGGGCGCGACAAAGTGAGCATCAGCCGCAAGCGGGCCCCCTGGCCGGGCGGCGCGATGACGAACGTGCTGTTCCGCATTATGAAAATCGTCAAGAAGCCGCAGAGCGCGACGACGGAAATCATCGCCCAACTCGACACGCAGACCATCATCTATACATAGGGGATAAGCCATGCCGGTATCAGGAAAACGAATCGCGCTCAAGCAGGACGTGGAAGCGCTGTCCAGAAAATTGCAGAACATGATAAACCAAGCGGCCGGGGGACAACAGGCGGCGATTGCCTCTCCATCTGGCGGTAGCGTTCAGGACACGGAGTGCCGGGCCGCTGTGAACCAAATCCTAGATGCTCTCCGTGCAATAGGCCGGATAGGGACGTGAGGAGGACATCATGGGCAAGATAGCAGGGCTAGACGTTCCAGTCACCATCCCCGATGGGGAAGTTTTAGCGCGGAGCGGGAATGCCATCGCCGGAGCCTCTTCGCCAAACGGGCCCGCATCAGCACCTGCATGGGGCGGCATCACCGGCACGCTTTCCGCGCAGACGGACCTTAACTCAGCATTGGGCGGAAAAGTCGGGACGGGGGATAGCCGTCTTTCCGACGCACGGACGCCCACGGCGCATTCCCATGCTCCGGCCGATGTCACCGGCACAGCAGTCGTGACAGCGGACAGCCGCCTCTCGGATTCGCGGACGCCCACGAGCCACGGCAATGCCCTGCATACCGTAGGCGTTACGGCCGGGGCGAGTGCTCCGGGGGATTACGCGGCCGAGGGTTCTAGCGCGTCCGTGGCGCGGGCCGACCACCGGCACAGCCGGGAGTCCTTTGGGACGGGGGCGGGTACGATCTGCCAGGGGAACGATTCGCGGCTATCTGACACGCGCAGCCCG